GGAATTAGAGACACTAAGTGACTTTAACCCACATGATATTAGCTGGGAGAAAGTATTTGAATTACAAGACAATGAGACAGTCGAAAGTGTTATCGAAGACATGAGTAATCCTGTCAGTTGGTAGTTACTTAAGACCGACAGTTTGCTCAGAGTTATTGTTACAAACTGTGTGGGTGCTATTTGACAGTTATGGCACGAATATGCTATAATTGTTATATGCGTATTTGACAGTCTTATGCGTTCTCGGTGATATCGTGGGGCGGGGGCGTAGCGATTATAAAAAAGGTAGAGACCCTAACCTACAGAGGTGACAATTCGAGATGTATATATAAAAATCGCCAAAATTTTTCTCAGGTAAAAAACCCCCTTCAAAACCTTTTTACCTACTTACTTGCAATTATGTTGATATTGATATATAATAGGTGAAGGACTGCGCTTGCGCTTAACCCGTAGGGAATGACACGTTATGTACGACGAAACAACCTATCACATCTATGCCCAAGATAGATGTCTTTATGCCAACCTCCCACAAGACGAATTTGAAGAGACATGGGAGATGTTAAAGGTAATGGTTGGGTTGTTAAAAACAGACTATACAGAGAGAGACTTATCATATATTAAACTCGGACCAAAGTGTGGCGTTGGTGGGCCAGGTAGGGTTATCCCAACACCTATGTGGGAAGAAGATTCGTATTGACATTATACATACAATCGAGTATAATTGAAGTGTAATTACAAAACGCTATGGCAAAAGGATTTACTGTTAAGACAGTCCCTCCCAAGAAGAGTAAAACACCTGATTGGGATATAGATGAAATTAAGGCAAGATGGAAAGGAAAGAAGATTGTATTCTGTCTTCCAGGTAGAGGAGTATCATACATTTACTTAAAGAACTTTGTACAACTATGTTTCGACATGGTACAGAATGGAATGAGTATTCAGATCTCACAAGATTACTCATCAATGGTTAACTTTGCACGTTGTAAAGTATTAGGTGCAAATGTTCTACGTGGGCCAAATCAATTACCTTGGGATGGTAAACTAGAATATGATTATCAGTTATGGATTGACTCGGATATAGTCTTTGATACTAACAAGTTCTGGCAACTGTGCGATCTTGCATTACCTGCTGAAGGTGAAGAAGAGAGAAAGATTGCTGCTGGTTGGTATGCTACAGAAGATGGGCAAACTACATCTGTCGCACACTGGTTAGAAGAAGATGACTTCCGTAAGAACGGTGGAGTCATGAACCATGAAACTGTGGAATCGATCAGTAAGCGTAAGAAACCTTTCACTGTAGATTACACAGGCTTTGGTTGGGTCATGATTAAGAATGGAGTCTTTGAAGATGAAAAACTTGAGTATCCTTGGTTTGCTCCGAAGATGCAACAGTTTGAGTCAGGTGCTGTACAGGATATGTGCGGAGAAGACGTGAGTTTCTGCTTAGATGCGATTGAAGCAGGTTATGACATCTGGTGCGATCCTCGTATTAGAGTCGGTCACGAAAAAACTCGTGTTATTTAACCGCCGTGTCTCGATTTACTATGGAGGAATCTTAAAATGGTTATGAGAAGTCCAACTGGAGTCGAAATGATCGAAACCAGACCGAAAAAAACTCGTCAAGGAAGTGGAAAACACACAAAATATGCTGCTTCCTCTCGAAATAAAGCAAAAAAACGCACAAGAGGTCAAGGCTAATAAAAAGTGAGTGGATAAGGTGCTAAATAAAGTTATATTTGCTTAATAATAGTGCCTGTCCAACGTATAAGTAAGTCATTTAAGGACATTAGTATGTCTTTTGAGGTTAATCCGTTAACCGATGACCTTATTGCGATTAAAAATCAGACAGCTATTGCACGTTCTCTAAGGAATTTGGTTCTTACCACTCCTGGAGAACGTTTTTTTAATGAAGGAATAGGTTCACAGGTCAATAACCTCTTATTTAACAACGTTGATGACATTACAGCTGTGTCTGTAAGGAATGAAATCATCAATGTTATTGAAAATTATGAACCAAGGGTAGAATTAGGAGATGTTGATGTCTCTGCTAACATCGATGACTATGAAATGGATGTAAAAATCACATATAAAATTGTTGGAATCGATGTTCCTGCCCAAGAATTGTCATTTGTGCTAATACCCACAAGATAAATGCCATTAGTTAATTTTGCTAATCTGGATTTTGACCAGATTAAGGTAACAATAAAGGATTATCTCAGGTCTAACTCAGATTTTACTGATTATGACTTTGAGGGATCTAATTTATCCACTATTGTTGATGTACTTGCCTATAATACCTACATCACTTCATACAATGCCAACATGGTATCCAATGAAGTGTTTTTGGATAGTGCTACATTGCGAGAAAATGTAGTTTCTTTAATACAAAATGTTGGATATTTGCCAAGGTCAAGAAGAGCATCCAGAATAAACGTATCATTTTACGTTGACACTGGTGGATATGCTACACAACCACAAACTATTAAATTGAATAAGGGACTTGTAGCTACCACAACTGAATTTACAAATGAAAGTTTTACCTTTAATATACTAGATGATATTGTAAAACCAGTTTTTAACAGAAGGGCCGTATTTACTGATGCTGAACTTATTGAAGGAAATTATATTAACACTACTTTTACAGTAGATTCCTATGATCCAAACCAAAGATTCGTTCTTCCAAATAGTGGTGTTGATACAACTACCATTAGAGTTACGGTAAAACCATCACAATTCTCAAGTACCAGTCGGCAATATGCTCAAACAGGTAATGTAACAAGTTGTCAGGGGCATTATACAACAAATCAAAGTTTATTTGAAGTAAATGGGACATCAGCAGTCTATTGGATACGTGAAATAGAGGGAGAAAGGTATGAATTGATTTTTGGAGATGGTATTTTTGGTAAAAAACTAGAAGCACCAAGTTATATTGAAGTTTCTTACATCGTAACAAATGGAAAAGATGGAAATGGTATAAATTCTCTTACTTTTAATGGAAAAATAACTTCTGGAAGAGGAAATCTTCCCTTAACATCAGGTATTTCTCTACTTAATGTTGGAGGAAGCAACCAAGGTGCTGGAGGAGGTGCTGGAGGCGGTACTGGAGGCGGTACTGGTGGAGGTGGTGGATCATATGGAGGGGCAGATATCGAATCTATTGACTCAATTAAGAAATATGGACCTCGAGCTCATGGATCGCAGAATAGAGCAGTCACTGCAAACGATTATGAGACACTTATTCCTACAGTTTTCCCCGAAACAGAGGCAGTTTCTTGTTTTGGAGGAGAAGAATTGACTCCTCCTCGATTTGGACAAGTTTTTTGTGCAGTAAAACCAACGAATGGGTCATATTTGTCAAATGCACTTAAAGAAAACCTTAAAAATGCCGTTAAAAAATATAATGTTGCAGGAATAAACCTAGATATTACAGATTTAAAATATTTGTATATAGAACCTGATGTATCTGTATATTATAATTGCAATTTAGGCAAATCTAAGAATGATATTATAAGTACTGTAATGAATTCTATTTTAGAATACTTACAAGGTGATGATATAGGTAAATTTAACGGCAGATTTAAATTTAGTAAGTTCCAATGTTTAATTGATGGAGCTGATGAAGCAATCAGTTCTAATATTACATCTTTAAGGATAAGAAGGGATTTGAGAGTGGCGTTAAATAGTTTTGCGGAATACGAAATTTGTTTTGGAAATTGCATCTTTGTTAAAAAATGCGATGGTCATAATATAAGATCTACTGCATTTAAGGTCTCTGGAATACAGGGAGATGTATATCTATCTGATAAACCAAATTCAAATGATTCTTCAAAAGGAACTATATTCCTATTCCGATTAATGTCCCCAACTCAACCTGAAATTGTGAAGCAAAATATTGGTACTATCGATTATGAACACGGAGAAATTAAGTTAGCTCCTATTAATATAACAGATACTGATGTTAAGAGAGATTTCCCTGTAATTGAGATAGATGGAGTTCCTTGTTCTAATGATGTGTTAGGATTAAAGGATCTTTATCTCCAATTAGGTGGTAATAATGGTAATGGTGGTGATGGGGATGGTAGTAATGATGGTATTAATGTAGATGCATTTTGTGATGATACTGATAATGTGGCTTCAACCTATGGTGGCAATATACTAGTTCGTGGAGAAGTTCATTATGGATGTAATACTGATGGAATGGTAGCAGATACCTCTTCTGGAGGAGCAGCTATCGAATCTATTAACTCAATACAAACTGGAGGAGGAGGAATGACTGCTGGTGGCGGTGGTACTACTGGCGGTGGTGGCGGTGCTGCTGGTGGTGGTGGCGGTGGTTATTAACTCTCATATTTTTACTAAGATTAACGTATACAACAAATGATATCAACAGATCTAAAAAAAGTTAAGTTACAAAGTTTAGTTGAAAATCAACTTCCTTCTTTTGTACAATCTGACTTTCCTTTATTAGGAGAATTTTTGAGAGAGTATTATACTTCTCAAGAATATCCTACTGCTTCTGCTGATGTACTTCAAAATATAGATGAATATGTTAAACTAGTAACTTTAACCACTAATTCTGATAGCACTGTATTGAGAGATGATATAGATGAAAGTGATGATGTAATTTTTGCTTCATTTAACTTAAATTCCGATGTTATTGGAACATATGAATTTCCTGAAAAGTATGGTTTGATTCAAATAGATAATGAAATTATTTTATATGAGGAAAAAACAAATAATTCATTTAAAGGGTGTATAAGAGGGTTTAGTGGAGTAACTTCATATAATTCAATTCATAGTGATCAATTAAGTTTTTCAGAATCTGACATTGCCCAACATATAGCTGGTGCAACCATTGTAAACTTAAGTGCTTTACTATTTGCAAGATTTTTAATTAAAGTTAAAGGTTTATACTCACCTGGATTTCAAAATAGACAATTAGATGATGATTTAAATCAAAGACTCTTTATTTCTAGAGTTAGAGATTTTTATACATCAAAAGGAAGTGATGAATCTTTTAGAATTCTTTTTGGAGCTTTATACGGAGAAGATTGTGAAGTATTGAGACCTAGAGAGTTTCTTTTTAGACCTTCAGATGCTGATTATAGATTAACCAAAGATTTGGTTGTGGAATCTATAAATGGTGATCCATCACAACTTTTAAATTGCACATTATTCCAAGATGCATATGATAACTATGGAATAGGGAGAGCCTATGCTCCTATTACTAATATAGAAAAAATAACTTATAATCAAACAGATTATTATAAGTTTGGAACCGACTATAGTTATACTACTGATATTGCTTTAAGAGGAAGTGTATATGGAGAATTTTCTGTTCATCCATCCACACAGATAATAACTCAAGTTTCAGGAGGATCGAGTGTAATAGATGTAGATTCAACTATTGGATTTCCTCCAACTGGTGAATTGGTCATTACATATGAATCAGGAGCTCCTGGAATATTAACTTATAGATCAAAGTCAGTAAATCAATTTTATGGAGTAGGAGTAGCTAATACTACAGTTGCTGGTATTGAAAATAGTGAGTCTATTGCGTCAAAAGATGTTATTAGATTAAATGTTAATGCATATGCATATGTTGGTATAGGAACCACTAGCAAAGTCCAAGTAAGAATAGGAAATGTTCTTGCAAACCCCATAATTGAAGAAAGCACTTATTACTATGATAAAAATGATAGTGCAAAAGTTCAAAGTTTAGGAATTACCACTTCTGGACCAAAAGTTAATAATTGGTTTTATAATTTATCCATTAAATATGATATAGAATCAATAGTTTTGGTTGATGAATCGGATTTTACTTACACTCTGGTAACATATGATAAAAATGATTTAAAGATTGGTGATAAAGTTGTTGTAACAGATGTTACTGGTAGCACTAACGATTCAACAGTTAGTGAAATTATAAGTTCTTATAGTTTTTCCATTAAAGGCCAAGGACGTATTAGCAATGCTGGTTCTACTGTAGAAAGAAAAATATTAAGAGGTAATGTTGATAAAAATCTTTCAGATTATCAATATATTAATAATTATTTTGCAAATATCCAAAACACGTATGCAAAATTTAATCAGGATGTTTTAGTTGCTTCTTCATCTATTCCAAATTACTCTAATGCTCCATTAGATTTTTATGATAGAAAACTTACTTTAAATGGAAATTATAGTGGTGATACTTTTACATTCTTAAATGTTGATGATCATGGTTATTATACAGGAGACGCAGTTTATTATAATTCACATATTACGGAATCTGCTGACTTTTTAGGAAATATTATTAAGGTTACGAGTAAGTTTCCTGAAATGGATCCTGGTATATTTTTCGTAAAAAGAGTAAATAAAAATCAATTACAACTTGCTACTAGTCCAACTAATATTGATAATAATAGGTTTGTGTCAGTAGCTGGTATTGTTACTTCTAATACTTTAGAATATGTTAGTTTTAATGATAAGAAAGTTGATAATCAATTATTGTTTAGAGAAATAAAATCTCCTAATAAAGAAGTTGGTAATTATGAGACACGGCCAGGATCTAGAAATGGTATCTTGATTAATGGAGTAGAAATTCTAAATTATAAATCAACAGATGCTGTTTATCATGGAACTATTAATAATATCGCTGTTGCTGCAGAAGGTAAAAATTATGATATTATAAATCCACCTCTTTTAAATTTAGATGATAATGTAGGTTCTGGGGCTACTGGTATATGTGCTATTAAAGGTAGTTTGCAATCCATTGATATTACTGATACGGGATATGATTATGTTTCTAAACCTATTATTACAATAACAGGTGGAAATGGTACAGGAGCAAAAGCTTCAGTCAATACTTTAGATTTACATCATAATGTAGAATTTCAAGCGGTTGGGTTGGGTACAGAGAGATCTGATCGGGTTATTTTAGAAGATAATACAATAGGATTTTCTACATTTCATAAATTTAGAAATGGTGAAAAAATAATCTATAGAACAGATGGAGGGGTTGCCATAGGAGGAATTTCGACAGATGCTGTTTATTATGTTCATACTGTAGGTGTATCTACAGTAAGTCTTTATAGGGAACAAACAGATGCAATTAATGCAGGTGTAAATACCATATCATTAACAAGTTTTGGAACAGGAGTTCATAAATTACAAACATTTGAAAGAAAGAAAATTGTATCTAGTATAATAATTGATTCTAGTGGATCTGGTTATGAAAATAAGAAAAGAACGATAATTTCAGCAACAGGTATTAATACAGCACTTAATCAAATTAATATAGATTCTCATGGATATAAGTCTGGAGAAATTATTCAATACACTTATAATACTGATCGAATTTTAGGTATAAACTCAAATACAGATTATTTTGTCACTGAAGTTGATAATGATAACTTTAGACTTTCTAGTGTAGGTGTAGGAACCACTGCAAAGAGTTTATATTATGATAGTAATCAATACATACAGTTTTCTTCACCTACTTTAGGGTCAGGAACTCATTCATTCAATTATCAACCCATCACTGTGGATTTAAGTGGTGAAATTGGTGTTACTACTTACAGTGGTCAAGATTTTAAAGCTAAACTTCAACCATTATTCAAAGGATCTATTGATTCAATTCAAGTCACTAATAGTGGTGTAAGTTATGGATCATCAAGCATTTTAAATTATGACAATCAACCATTAATCACATTGAAAAATGGTACTAATGCAGAAGTCAGTGTAGTTCTTGATAATGGTAAAATTGTTGAAAGTATTGTTACTAATGAAGGGTATGGTTATGAGGCTCCTCCTATTTTAACTATTAATACTAATGGATCTGGAAGTTATGGAAAATTAGTTCCAATTGTTAGTGAAGGAAAATTAGTAAATGTTAGAATAGATAATGCTGGTATAGGATATACTGGAAATGTATTGGTTAGTGTCCTACCTAGTGGTTCAAATGCTAAATTCAGGTCTCATATTAAATCTTGGACGGTTAATTTATTTACTAAGTACTTGGATATTATTTCGGGTGATGATGGAGTGTTAGATGTATCGCAAAACTCTGAAAGAGGTATACAATATACTCATTTATATACACCTAGAAAATTAAGAGAATCTGTATATGTAAGGAGTCAAAATAATCAAATAAAATATGGTCTTAGTGATTTAGAAAAAGTTGATAATCAAGAAGTTTCTGCTTCTTATCATTCTCCTATAATAGGATGGGCTTATGATGGACATCCAATATATGGTCCTTATGGTTATACAAATCGTGATGGTGGAATTGTAAGAGCTATGGAGTCTGGTTATAAACTAACTACTCCATCTAATCGACCTCCTCTATCAGACTTCCCTCAAGGATTTTTTATTGAGGATTATGAATTTGATAACTCAGGGGACTTAGATGAACATAATGGTCGTTTTTGCGTAACCCCAGATTATCCAAATGGAACATATGCATATTTTACTACAATCAATTCTACAAATATTGAAAACTCAGGACCATTTAATAGATATAGAATTCCTGAATTCCCATATTTAATTGGAAATACATTTAAATCTAAACCCAATCCATTTAATTATAGTATAAACTCTAATCAAATAAATTATGATTTAAATGATTCAGAATGGTTTAGAAATACTACTCCATATTCTTTAGATAAAAAGAATACCTCTTACGATTTCTTATTACAACCAAATAAAGCTAAAGAGTTAAAAGTAAATATATCTGATGTTTCCAAAGGAAATATTGAGAAAGTTGGTATTGTAACAGGGGGAAGTGGTTATCAAATTAATGATAAGATAATTTTTGAACCTTTACTAGGATCTCAAGTTGCTAAAGCTAAAGTTTCTGAAATTGGAGGTGTAGAAGTAACTAATGTCAGTGTTGCTTCTAGTTTAGTCTCTGAATTAGAGATTATTCCTTTTGATGCTAGTGGAACTTATCTTGCAATTTCTACTTCACCTCATAATTTTACTAATACTAACTTAGTTTCTTTAGCGGGATTTAATACTTCAATCAGTTCTCTTCAAGGTGGATTTAACATTGGAGTAAGAACAGAAAGTGTTAATTTAACTGGAGGGGTAAGTAATACGAATGCCACTGGATTAGTTACATATTTTGGAATTGCTGGTTCTTTAGATAATGATTTACTTTCAATTAGAGAAAACGATATTCTTGGAATTGGAACGGAAACAATAAAAGTATTAAATGTTGATAGTAAGAATTCTAGATTAAGAGTTTTAAGAGCTCAAAATGAAACCGTATCTTCTGCTCATACAGCAACTGCAGTTATAACTGAAGATTCTAGGAAATTCACCTTTAATGCAACACCTCAAGATAATGTAATTTTTGAATCAACAAAAGAGATTTATTTTGAACCGAAGGAAGCAGTAGGATTAGGTACTCTTACAGGAGTGGGTATTGGAACAACTATTTTCTTCTCTAATCCTGGTGCTGGATTAACTCAAGTTTATATTCAATCACAATCTATTTTCTTACCTGATCATGAATTGAATACTGGTGATCTTTTAAGATATAGAAATAATGGTGGGGATTCTATTGGTGTTTCTACTGATGGCACTACATCCTTTAATTTACCAGATGAGTCTAGAGTATATGTTGGAAAAATTTCTAATAATCTTATTGGAATTTCTACATTTAGAGTGGGACTGGGATCTACTGGTACTTTCGTAGGAATTGCTGATACTAATAAGACAGGAGGATTACTCAGATTCACTGGATTAGGAACTGGTGTATATCATAGTTTTAAAACTATAAAAGATTATGTTGTTACAAGTGAAGCAACTAAGAATGTTGTTACCGTGGCTACTGCTTCTACTCATGGATTACTGTTTAATGACAATTTAAGAATAGATGTAAACCCAGGCATTCATACTAGTATTAGTGTAAAATATAATGATTTTAATAGAAGAATAGTTTTTGATCCTAAATCATTTGTTTCGGGGAATGTTGATACTACTAATAATGCAATTACAATTACTGATCACGGATTAAAAGATGGTGATAAAGTAATCCACACTGCATCTACTCCTTCGGGTGGGTTAGAGGATGAAAAAATTTATTACATTGTTAGACAATCTACTAATAGTATAAAACTATGTTTAACAAGATATGAGTCTTTAGAATTTGCTCCAGAAGTAGTTGATATAACCTCAGCTTCTGCAGGAACTATTTCTCCTGTTAATCCTACAATAAATCTGTACAATAATAATACTGTTAAGTTTAATTTATCAGATCCTTCACTCTGTTCTTTTGTGGGGTTATCTTCTTATGCTGCATTTGATTTTAATTTATATACAGACAAAGAATTTAAAAATCCATTTTATTCAACTAGTGTAGATAATTCTTTTGAAGTATCTAAATCAGGGGTTATAGGAATTTCTACTAATGCAAATCTAACACTTGTTGTGGGCGATGAAATACCTAAAGTACTGCATTATAAGTTCAATCCAGTTCAAAATGATTTAATTGACGATATTAAAAAACAAATTGTTATCGATAGAGAAGTGGTTGGATATAATCAGATAGAAATAAAAGAAAGTATTTACTCAGGTCTTTTCCCTACAGCTGGAATTGGAACTACAACCACTTTCTCATATGAAATATTGAACACTCCTGAAAAATCATCTTATACTCCATCTGAAGGAAGTTTAAAATATTTTACAAATTCTACTACTTCCTATGGCGGTATATCTAAAGTTGAAATAACATCTCAAGGAAAAAATTATTCAGAAATTGTAGGTGTATCATCGATTAAAACAGGTATAGGTACTCAAGCTCTTTTTGAAGTTAGTAGTGATAGTATTGGTAAAATAAATTCAACAAGAATTGAAGATATTGGATTTGACTATCCTACAGATAATACTTTAAGACCTGTTCTAAATTTACCAGAAATTCTTATAATGGATTCTTTAAATTCATTTGAAAGTATTGGAATTAGTTCTGCTGGTAAAAATTATACTATAGCACCTGATTTAAATGTATTGGACGGATTTACTAGAAAGAAAATTGATGATGTAGATTTAACTTATAAGATTGGAGACTCTCAAGTTACTATTCTTGAAAATGTTAAAAGTATCAATAGCACCACTCCCATTATTATACCAACATCAAATATTAATGGTATTGATATAAAAACTCTTTCATATGATGTTTCTACTAAAAATGTTACTATTGGATTAAATACTGCCTTTAGTGATGCATCTCCACTTGATGTAGGGGATAAAGTTTTAATTGAAAACGTAAGTGTTGGAGTTGGTACAACAGGAATTGGATATAACTCAGTTGATCGTCAATATTCCCTCTTTACTCTTGCAGATGTTAATATTCCCTTAGGAGGAGGAGTTGGAGTTGTTACTTATAGCTTAGGTGGATATTTAAGAGAAGGAGAATTTCCTGGTAATTTTGATGCATTAAATTCAGCTGGAATAATTGTTCCTGAAAAATACTTCCCTCAATTCAATATTAAATTAAAGAAAAATAATTTCTTTGTTGGAGAAGATGTTACTAGTGGCGATAAAGTTGGTGAAGTTGAAAGTTGGAATAATCGTATTGAATTATTGAAATTATCAACAACAACTGAGTTTGATGTTGGAGATATTATTGTAGGAAACACTTCAAGAACTCAAGCAAAAGTTAAATCTAAAATTGATTTTAATGCAGAAGTTGAAATGTCTTCTGGATCAGTTGTTGCAAATGGTTGGCAAAAAGATACAGGATTTTTAAACAACAGTCTTGAAAGAATTGCTGATAATAATTATTATCAAAATTTCTCTTATTCGTTAAAATCGAAAGTTGATATAGGAACTTGGAATGAAGCTGTAAGCACTCTTAATCATCCTGCAGGATTCCTTAAATTTAGTGATTTGCGTATAGAATCTACTGATAATAATTTCAGTGGTGTTTCTGGAAAAGAGAGTGTGTTAGTTGCATTTATAAATTTAGATGCAGAAATAGATATAAATTGTTATTCTAATTTTGATTTAGTTACAGAAAATTCTCTTAATATTAGTGATGGTAAAATAGCATCTGATGAGATTTATTTCAACTCAAGAGTATTGACAGATTATTTTGAATCAGTAGGAAATAGAGCTCTTATTATAGATGATGTAAGTACTCAATTTAATAGTGACCCAAGATCTACCAGATTCTCAGTAGTTGCCAATTTTGATGTAAAACAAAGATCTAAGAAGTGGTTAACTTTAGTAAAAGATAAAACGTTTACTGGTGAACGTCAATGTATGTTAGTGACTTTATTGCAGGATGAAACTAATGGATTTATGAATCAATATGGTAGGGTAGAAAGCACAAGTGACCTTGGAAGTTTTGATTTTCAAGTTACTGGAAATAAAGGCCAACTTCTTTTCTATCCTACAAAATATCAAGTGAATGATTATAATGTAAGTAATGTGAGTTTGGATATTGTTGGGTTAAGTACAGTTGGTATAGGATCTACGACTTTAGGTAGTTCAGTTGATATTCGATCTACTCAAACAACTGTAGCAGCTGGCACAACTACCACCGTGGTTGGTATTGCTTCTACTTACAGGAGTGCAAAAGTTATTGTTCAGATTAATGCTAATAATGGACAAATGGAGTTTGATGAATTAAATATTATTCATGATGGTACTACGGTAGAACTTTTAGAGTATGGTCAAGTAACATCGGTATTTGATGAGGATTATAGTGGAACAGGATTGGGAACTTACATTGCATCGATGGCAACTGGTTCTCTTAACATCGATTTTGTTCCTAATGCAGGTATTGCTTGTTCTGTAGATACATTAAGTATTGCTATGGCAAGTGCCAATGCAGGTGCTGGTGGAACAGGAATAGGAACTCAGTATTTGGGAGATGGTATTCAAGATATAGCATTTGTCGATTCTTCGTTTACTGCTATTCCTTCTGCAGCATCTCCACTTGCACATAAAATTGCTGAGTATGATATAAACAATACTGTTGCCACTAATGATCATAATGCTGCATATTATCTTATTAGTGTAGAGGATACTACTAATGGTCGATATGAAATGTCGGAAGTTATTCTTTTAAATGATAACTCTGAAGCATATATGACTGAGTATGGTAATATTATCAGTAATATTGGATTAGGAACAGTGGGAGCTGCAGTTTCAAGTTCTACTTCACAGACTCAATTGATGTATACTCCTATTGCAGGTATTGCAGCATCAGTTCGTGTTTTCCAAATGGGTCTTCAGATTGCTGCCACGAATGATGATATAACATCTGTTTCTAAGATAGATTTAAATAATGCTTCTATAACTGCAGGATATGGTGATTATACTGGTACAGAAACAGATGTTCTTAGAGCATTTAATTTAACACATGACGGAAGAAATATATTCCAAAGAGATTTTGATGGTAGTAGTTCAACTGTTGTTGATCTAACTAAAAATAGTGTTACACTTCCAGAACATTTCTATGTAACAGGTGAGGAAGTTACTTATTCTTATGATGTAGATAGTGGAAGTCCAATTGGAATTGCTACTACTACTATTAGTGGAATCGGGGCTACTGATCAACTTCCAACAAATACTTTTATCGTTAAGATAGATGAAACCACTATTAAGTTTGCTAAAACTGCAGAGGATGCTTTAAAGAGCGTTCCTAATATATTACACTTATCATCTGTTGGTGGAGGTATAGGTCATACTATAACAGCAAGAAATCAGAATACAAAATGTTTAATTGCTCTTGATAATGCCATTCAATCTCCTATTGTTTCCACTGCTGTTACCACAGGTATAACCACTACATTTGGAGTAGCATCTAAAGTTCTTGAAACTGTTGGTGTAACTTCATTCTTTGGTGGTGATTTGGTTAAAGTTAATGAAGAAATAATGAAAGTAGATACTGTGAGTTATGGAAAAACAAATAATATTTTAGTAGATCGTGCTTGGATGGGAACCAACTTAGGAGTTCATACTGCTAATTCTATTGTAACAAAGGTAGAGGGTAATTATAATATTGTTGCCAATACACTTAACTTCATTACAGCTCCTCAAGGGCCTACTCCCGTAAGTTCTACAACTAATCCACCTGAGAGTAGAGACTGGGTAGGAATAACTACATTCTCTATGTTCCAAGGCAGATCCTTTATGAGAACTGCTGCTAAAGATAGCACTAATAGACCATATCAAACTAACTATGTTTTCGATGATATTTCTGATGAATTTAATGGTATAGGAAAAACATTTACTTTAACATCTAACAAATCTAATGCTGCTGGATTCTCTACAGATAATGCTGTTGTTCTTATAAACGGTGTATTGCAAGGACCAACGGGTGACTTAACAGTTGATCAAGATTATACTTTATCAGAAGGTCTTACTGGAATAAGTAGCATTACTTTCACAGGAGCAGCCACATCCGAAGCCTATGACCCTAATAGCGGTTCTATACCTGTTGGGGGTATCATTGTATCGGTAGGTTCAACTGGTGGTTTAGGTTATCAACCTCTTGTTTCTGCTGGTGGAACTGCTATTGTATCTGCTGCTGGTACTATTACTTCTATTAGTATTGGTAACACTGGATCTGGATATAGGGTAGGAGTTCAAACTACTGTAAACGTAGCAATACAAACTTCAAGTAATGGTATTCCAAATCTAACAGGAATTGGAACTGCTGCAATCACTGATGGACATATTACAGGAATAGCAATTACGAATGGTCAGGTTCTTTATGTACCAAGATCTATTTCTAATGTTGGTTATAGTTCAGTAACAGGTATTACAACCATTACCACATCGACAGCCCACGGACTTGCAGAGGGGCAGGAAGTCAAGTTAGCAGGAATTGCATTCACATGTGATTACCTCCCTGCTGTGGGCGTTCAGAGTGCCGTATACACTAGTACTACGGGTATTATGACTGTTACCACATCTGGTGCTCATGGACTCTCTACCACTGGTAAGGCAAGCGATGTAGTACTTACGGGATTAGCATTTACATGTTCCTTAGATAATGGTGCTGCAACTCATAGTTATCCTCGAACAACTGATCCTGCGTATGGTGGAACACCTGTTACTGGAGTGGCTAGCGTAACTCAATTTACAATCAATGTCGGTATATCAACTGTCCCAACATTCTATGTTTCTGGAGGTACAATTCAACCTGCTCTTATTGCACCTAGAACTGAAAATAATTCAGATAGTGGCGTAGATCCTGCTGCTCAAGGATCTACAATTCTGACAATTCTTAATACAACTTCCTTTACGATTAATTCTGGAGTATCTACTAGAACTCACTTCTATTCTAGAGGAGGATCTGTTAATAGGGCCATGGATGTGGTGATTGATGAACCACTTTCATATTCTAATATGCCATTAATTTATAGTTCTTCTTCAGTTGGTGTAGGAACTCAAGCAACTGTTGATATAGTTGTTGGGCAGGGATCAAGTGTTGTGAGTTTTGAAGTAAGAAATAAAGGATACTCTTATGCTGATAATCAAATCTTAACTATACCCGTAGGAGGAACTACTGGTATTCCTAAAGATCCTTCTTATACTTTTAGTGAATTCCAAATTACTATACAAGAAACTATTTCTGATCGTTTCAGTGCATGGAATTTTGGACAACTTGAAGTATTAGATAAGATTGAGAATGAATTTGATAGTTCTAAGAGATCATTTACGTTGAAGAAAGCTAGTGCTCCTGTTACAATTAGAGCAAAGGAAGGATCAAGTATTGATGTTCAAGCAACATTGCTTGTGTTTATAAATGATATCTTGCAAGTTCCTGGTGAAGGATATACTTTTACTAATGGTAGTGTACTTACATTCTCAGAAGCACCTAAAGGACCAAATTCGGATGGAACATTTGATGGAGATACTTGTAAGATTCTCTTCTATAAAGGAAGTGGTGATATAGATGTTACCTTTACAGATGTTTTAGAGACGGTTAAAAAAGGAGATACTCTTGAAATTCAAGGGGATGCTGATCTATGTGCAAGATCTATACAACAAGATCCTCGATTAGTAACTCAAATAGTGGCAACTGATATTGTGGATACAAATACTTACGTGGGTGTTGGTATTAATGGAAATCCAGATTGCAATAGAACAGTTACTTGGTGTAAGCAAGGTGCTGATAAGATTATTGATGGTCAGATTGTAAGTAAGAGTCGTGAAGAATTAGAAGCATTGATTAATCCAACCACTGTTATCATTCAACCTGTTGGTGTTGGTTCAAATGTTATATTTGTTGAGAGTGTTAGATCATTCTTTGATCCTAATAATGAATCTCAGACAAGTGCTAAAACACAAAAGATCTCTATAACCTCTCAAGATAATCTCGTAGGAGCTGCTGCAAGTGCTGTTGTTTCTATTGCTGGTACAATATCTTCAGTTGTGGTGAGTTCTGGTGGAACAGGATATACTTCTGCACCTGATGTGATTATTGGTACTCCCGTTGGGTTGGGAACAACCACTAGAGCATCTGTTACATCCACACTTACTGGAGATGCAGTTTCTGCTATTACAGTTACATCTCCTGGTACTGGTTACACTATTTCAAGTCCTCCAGAAGTTCTTATTGAAGTTCCTTCTTTAACACAAGAAATTAATGAATCATCTTCATATCAAGGTGACTTTGGAGAAATTGTAGGAGTTGGTACAACTTCTGTGGGTATCGCATCTACAGGTGTTGTATTTGATTTGTATATTCCAACTAATTCATTCTTGAGAGATGCTACCATAACAGGTACTGCTGTTACTATAAGTGGTATTCAAACTGGATATTACTTTACAGTTTCTAATAGTAATATTGGAAATGGTTTGACATCTATATATCAAAATGGATCTGTATTAGGTATAGGAACTACCTTTATAGATAATGTGTATGAAGTGGCTGCAGTTTCGATTGCAGAAACTTCAACTCCTGGTATTGCAAATACATATGTTGCAAGGGTTACAACTAGTGTTTCTAGTTTCAATTCTTTATCTGGAATGGGAGTAAGTGAATTGTATGGTAATTTCTCATGGGGTAGAATAGCATTGGGTTCTAGAGGTGTACCTCAAGCATTTAATGCATATACTCAAAATGGATTTACTGGACTTTCTACTTCTGCTCTCGTTACTAGAGTAGCACCTTTGAAGTCTAAAGATTATTCTGCTTAACAATCTTAATAAATAACTAAAAAATTGTCACAATGGCCGCAATTATAACTGATCAACTTCGTATTTTGAATACTAAAGATTTTGTTGCTAGTGTAGCTGCAACTACTAATTCATTTTATACATGGATTGGTTTGCCCAATGCTACACAAGTTGATTCTGATTGGAATACGACTCCACCAAATCCCAGAGATTCTTTTAATCAGGAGAATGAATATTGGGATACTATGATTGCGTTGAAAAAAATAACGACATCAGATGTTAAACAGGTTGTAGATAAAAATAGTTGGACATCGGGAATTACTTATGATATGTATAGGAATGATATTCAAGCAGAGAGTCCTTCCAAACCATCAAATGCGATAAGTTTATATAATGCAAATTATTTTGTTATGAACTCTGATTACAGAGTTTATATCTGCTTACAGAATGGAAACGATCCTGATAATCCAGAAGGTAAAGCATCACTAGATGAACCAACATTTACAGATTTAGAACCAAGAGCTGCTGGAACAAGTGGAGATGGATATGTTTGGAAATATCTTTATACGATTAAACCAAATGATATTGTAAAATTTGATTCTACAAACTTTATGCCTGTTCCTAAGGATTGGGCAACTAATGCACGGGATGCAGCAGTAAGAGATAATGCATCGACGAGTGGACAACTCAAAATTATTACTATTACAAATAGGGGAGTTGGACTAGGTACTGCTAATCAAACTTATACAAAAGTTCCTGTTAGAGGTGATGGAACAGGTGCAGAAGCAACTGTTGTTGTCAATAGTGCATCTAAAATTGAATCAGTAACTATTTCAAAAGGTGGTGCGGGATATAGTTTTGGTACTTTGGATGTGATAGCAGGTGGAGTACCAGCAGGAAGCACAGCTCCTGTATTTGATGTTATTATTCCTCCAGAGGGTGGTCATGGTGCTGACATTTATAGAGAACTGGGGGCAAAAAATGCTCTTGTTTATTCAAGGATTGAAAACGATACAGAAAATCCTGATTTTATAACAGGAAATGAATTTGCTCGTGTTGGAATTGTTCAAAATCCAAAATCTTATGGAACTAGTTCTAATTTAGAACTTGATAAGGCAAGTGCAGTTTATGCATTAAAACTTGTTGGTGCTGGTGCAAGCACTGCTACTTTTACTGCAGATAATTTTATTAGTCAGACTATTTCAGCTGGATCTACTGCTGAAGGAAGAGTCATTTCTTATGATCAAACTACTCAAGTTTTGAAATATTGGCAAGACAGAACAGTTGCTGGATTTAATACTAACGGAACTAAAAACACTGATCCTGAGTATGGATTCCAACTTAACAGATTTACAAGTAATATTGTAGGTGGTGGTTCTTTCAATATTCTTGGTGGATCTGCAACTTTAGCAATTCATAGTTCATTTACAGGTGTATCTACTGTAATAAATAGTAAGACGTATTATCTTGGACAGTCATTCACTAAAGGAGTGGCAAATCCAGAAGTAAGAAAATATTCTGGTAATATTATCTACGTTGACAATAGACCTTCAATTACAAGGTCTACTAACCAAAAAGAAGATATCAAAGTCATTTTGCAATTCTAAAGAATTATGTCACAGGAAACCAATCTTAACGTAGCACCCTACTTTGACGATTTTAATGCAAATAATGACTATTATAAGGTTTTATTTAAACCTGCTTATCCAGTACAAGCACGAGAGTTAAACAACCTCCAATCAATCTTACAAAATCAGATTGAGAAATTTGGTCAACACTTCTTTAAAGAAGGGGCTAAAATAGTACCTGGAAATACGACATATACAACCCCATATGAAGCAGTACAACTTGAAAATGTATATCTAGGAATTCCTGTATCTGATTATATTAATCAATTAAATGGCAGAAAAATTACTGGATTAACATCAGGAGTAACAGCAGTTGTAGATACAATTCTATCAGCAAGAAATTCTGAGAAAGGAAATACAACTCTTTATGTAAAATATGTTGGATCAGGTTCTAATGATAATTCTACATCTAAGTTTTTAGATGATGAACTATTAAGTGTTGATAGAGATGTTATATCTGCTAATACCACAATTGTTGCAGGTGAACCATTAGCATCTACATTGGTTTCAGATGCTACATCTGCTGGATCTGCATTTTCTATAGCAGAAGGAATATATTTTACAAGAGGTCAATTTGTAAACGTAAGTAGTCAGAGGATTATTCTTGATCAATATTCAAGCACCCCTAATTATAGAGTTGGTCTTTATATTGATGAACAAGTAATTAATGCTGACATCAATCCAAGTTTAAATGATAATGCAAGAGGATTTACTAACTTTGCAGCTCCAGGAGCAGATAGATTTAAAATAACCACTTCTTTAATTAAAAAATCTTTAGATGATTTTGATGACAATAATTTTATTGAACTTGCAAGTATTGAAAATGGTATAATAAAATCTAAAAAAGAAAAAACAGAATATAATATTATAGCTGATGAATTGGCAAGAAGAACCTATGCTGAATCTGGTGATTACTATGTAAAACCTTTTGGAGTTAAATTAAAGGATTCTTTAAATAATTATCAAGGAAATAATGGAATATTTAATATTAATCAATCAACCCCTAGTGGTAAATCACCTGCAAAAAATCTTGGATTATATCAAATTTCTCCAGGTAGAGCATTTGTAAAAGGATATGATATAGAGACAATTAGTGCGACATATTTGGATGCTCCTAAACCAAGAACAACTCAAACTTTAGAGGATCAAGCACTTGAGTTTAGTACAGGATCTACTTTAAAATTAAATACTGTTTATGGATCACCTCAAATTGGTATTGGTAATACTTATATTATTAGTTTAAGAGATAAAAGAGTAGGACTTGCGGCTACAATACCAGCAGGTAAAGAAATTGGAGTTGCAAGAGTATATGATGCCGATTTAAATTCAGGTTCCTATAGTAGGGAACTTTCAAATACTAATGAATGGGATTTAAAACTATATGACTTACAGACAGTTACTGAAGTTACTTTAAATGAAAATATAACATTAACTGTTCCAACTCATGTTAAAGGAAAGCACAGTGGAGCTACTGCATTTTTAAAAGATGCAGTAACTAGTAGTACTGCATTATCTTTATATGAAGTAGAAGGAGATTTTATAAAAAATGAGAATTTTATAATTGATGGTGTAGAAAATACAAGAGTTGCTATTGCGGTAACTGCTTTTGGTATTTCTGATGTTAAATCAGTGTTTGGTAATACTAATGGTGTCGGCATGAATACTGTTGGTGCTGCACAGACATTTTCTGCAGACACTATTCAGACTGATACCACTAGTATTGGTATTGCCACTATTACTCCTCATCGATATGATGTTGGTCTTTTAGGATATCCAAGTCGTTCTATTAGTACATGTAGAAGTACTAATCCATTGTTTCCTGGAAATATTAAAGTTGGTAATATTCTTAAATTTAGTCCTAGTGAGACAAGTGTATATAATGAACCAATTATGGCATCTGTAGTCAGTGTTGGTACTACTCATGTTGTTGTAACAGGTGTCAATACGGTTAGTGGTGTAGCTGATGGTAAATTACCTTCTGTTATCACTCAGGTTTCTGATTTAACAGTTGTCAGCACAGATTTGCAAGATTCTGATGATAATTCTTTCTATACTAAATTACCAGTTCCTAATATTTCTAATGTTAATTTAACTGATGGAACTATAAGAATAAGAAAGACTCAAAGTGTACTCGTAACTGGTAATCAACTTTCAGAGCAGGTTGCATCTGGTACAAATGAAACATTCTTACCCTTTACTCCTGAAAGATATACTCTAATTAAAGGAGATGGAACAACAGAAGTTTTAACGGAAGATAAAGTTAAAATAACTTCTGGTTCTACTAGATTACAAATTCAAGGTTTAAGTGCTGGTATAGATGACGCAACTCTCATAACCACATTAAAGAAACAAAAACCTAAAGCAAAAGAAAAAATTAGAAATAGAGTTAATAGCATTTTAGTAGACAAATCCACTGCTTCTGCATCAGGTATTGGTTCTACCACTCTTAATGATGGATTAACTTATGGCAATTATCCATATGGTACAAGAGTACAAGATAATGATATTTCTTTGAATGTTGCAGACTTAATAACTGTACATGCTGTTTATGAATCGGTTAATACTTCTGCTGCTGCAGCTCCTACTGTAATTTTAACAGCATTAAGTGGATCAACAGGAACAACTTCTGATTTAGTAGTAGGTGAAAAAATAACAGGAAAAACTACTAGTGCATGTGCAATTGTTGCTGAAATAATTTCTGCTAGTAAAATTGCAATTATCAATGAAAATGATATCAATTTTAAAGAGGGTGAGGCAGTTTCTTTTGAAGAATCTAAAATTGAAGGATCAGTCGTTACTTTAGGTTATACAAGTTCTAACATCTCTTCCAATTATACTTTTGAAAATGGTCAGAATCAATCTTTCTATGGATACCCATCTCTTCAAAGAAAAGCAGATTCAGATGCACCTGCTAAACAATTAAAAATATATTTTTCAAATGGTTATTATCAATCTACTGATAATGGTGATATTACCACTAAAAATTCTTATGATACCTTTGATTATACTACCGAAATTCAGACAGTAAATGGTATCAGAAATACTGATTTAATTGATATTAGACCTAGAGTTTCTGATTACACTGTGGCTGAAGATGTACGATCTCCTCTAGAATTCTATGGAAGAGAATTTAATGCGTCTGGAAATTCTGCTGCAAATATTTTAGCATCAGATGAAACAATATTGATTGATTTTTCATATTATCTTGGTAGAATAGATAGCATTTATGTAACAAAAGATGGTAATTTCCAAGTAAAATATGGTACTCCTTCAGAGGATCCTCAAGAACCAGTAATAGTTGATGATGCATTGAAGATTGCAACTGCCTCTTTACCTCCATATCTTTATAATACATCTAATGTTTCTATAAGTTTCTTAGACTATAAGAGATATAAAATGTCGGATATTAACCGACTTGAAAAAAGAATTACTTCTTTAGAATATTATACATCTCTTTCTTTATTAGAAGCAAATACTGCAAGTCTTTTCCTTCCTGATTCAGCAGGATTTAATAAATTTAAAGCTGGATTCTTTGTAGATAATTTTACTAATTTCCTTGCTCAAACAACTCTTGTTGGATATAAGAATAGTTTAGATCTAGCAAATCAAATTTTAAGACCAGAGCATTATACAACGGCAGTGGATCTAGAATTAGGGCCTGTGGAGGGAATAAATGCCAATGCAGATAAAAGATTTATTAATCCACAAGGAACTAATATTAAAAGAACAGGAGATGCTATAACACTTAGTTATAATGAAGTTGAATGGTTAAAACAATCGGCAGGAACTAGAAGTGAGTCTGTAACTCCTTTCTTAGTATCTTTTTGGCAAGGAACTCTAGATCTTACACCAGCATCTGATAACTGGCTTGATACAACAAGATTAGAAGCAAATATTATTAATGTTGAAGGTGATTTTGCAGAAACGGTTGCTGAATTTACTCAACAATTTGGTGGAAATCCTCAAAGTGGATTTGGATCAGTGGTTTGGGATTCATGGGAAACTAATTGGACAGGAGAAGTAGAAACTAGAAGAGTAAATGTATC